TTATTATTGTTGTTGTTGTTGTTATTATTGTTGTTGTTGTTGTTGTTATTATTGTTGTTGTTGTTGTTATTATTATTATTATTGTTGTTATTATTATTGTTATTATTGTTGTTATTATTGTTTTGTTGTACTTGATTAGCAACATTTTGTCTTACTTCTTGTCTTTGTTCCATTCTATTTTGAACATTTTGTTGAACATTTTGATTATATGGAGATGATTGATATGCTTGATATGGTGAAGATTCATTTTGTGTACTTCCAACAGCACTTCCAACAGCACTTCCACATAATGCAGGACAAGCTGGACATACTGGAGGTACTACTTGTGTTTTTAATATATATTTATCTTTTTCATATAAAGGTACACCTGATTCATTTAATGTACATTGACTACCTGTATATGTTTGTGAATCAACTTTATAAATATTTCCTTCATTATCAATAATTACAATTCTTTTTGTTGTATTATTACGTATTACTTTAAGTGTAGAATTACATTCTGATTTATATTCATGAACAACAACATCACCATTTGATAAATTAACATCTTCCATACTTCCATTATTTTTTTCTACAACATATTTACTTCCATCTGGTGCTTCAATTAATTTTCCATTAGGTCCAGTTACAACTGTTAATGTTTTACCACTAGAGCTATGAGTATATACTTTTCTTGTTACTTGGTTTAATATACTTCCTGAACCAGAACCTGAAGAAGATGTTATTTGTGAAGATTTACATTTTTCTTCATCCAAATTATCATTATCAATACAAATATAACTTAAATTATCTTTACAACCAACGCTAGACCAATGTCTTTTTGCTGCTTCAATTTTATCAGCTTTATTTAAATGAGAAAAGCTTTCATTGATGTCTTGATGTCTCTCCATATAACATTTTGCTTCAGCATCTGTTAATTGAATATTACATTTATTAGTTAATACATTACTATTACATGTTTCACTTACTTTTTGACGTGTTTCTTGTCTTTTTTGAATTCTATTATCAACATTATTATAATTTCTTCCACAATTACTTTTTCTGTAATTATTTGTTCTTATATCTTGTCTATTTTCCATTCTACCATCAGCATTGTCAATATAATTATCATAATCATCAATTTCATCTCTTCTATTTTGACGATTAATTTCATCTCTTCTATTTTGACGATTATTATTTCTGTCATTTCTTCTATTTTGACGATTATTATTTCTGTCATTTCTTCTATTTTGACGATTATTATTTCTGTCATTTCTTCTATTTTGACGATTATCCATTCTATCATCATCATCGATATCGTTATCCATGTTGTTATTCATGTTGTTACCCATGTTGTTATTCATGTTGTTACCCATGTTATTATTCATGTTGTTACCCACGTTATTTACAGCATTACCAACATTATTTAATGTATTTCCCATGTTATTTAATGCGTTACTATCAATATTTTGTTGTTTTGATATTAATTCACGCCCAATAACATCAATTCTATTTAATATACTATCACTTGTATCTTTAATCATATCTTTTGTTAAAGGAATTGAAGCATGTACAGTAACACTTGTGTTATCTTCATCATTAACACTAGATACTGCTCTAAATCCTTCTTCGACATCATCTGTTAAAATATCATTTGACATAAAAAAATTTATTAATAAAGGTGATATTATTAATAATACTAATAAAGCTAAAATTACTAAACTTGTTTTTTTCATGTTATGTTAATATACTATAATATAATATAAAATAAAAATTTTATTTTACATTTTCTTTTAAACATTTTCTTTTAAAAATTGATTTATTAAAATTAATATTAATAATTATTCAAAATAATTAAAATGACATTAAATCTTGAAAAATATTATGATATTAATAATAAATATGAAATTGGTGTGGATGAAGCAGGAAGAGGTCCTTTATTAGGCAGAGTTTATGCTGCAGCTGTGATACTCCCTAAAGATGATTCATTTAATCATGCAGAAATGAAAGATAGTAAAAAATTTTATTCAAAAAAAAAAATAAAAGAAGTTGCTGAATATATTAAAAATAATGCAATTGCATGGTCTGTTCATTATGAAGATGAAAAAAAAATAGATGAAATAAATATCTTAAATGCAACATATTTATGTATGCACAAATGTATAAAAAACATTTGTGATCAAATGAAAGATATGGAAACTGAATATACTGATCCATATCTAATGATTGATGGTAAATTTTTCAAACCTTACTCAGTATTTAAAGATAATGAAATACAGTGTTTACCTCATATTTGTATTGAAAAAGGTGATGGTAAATACACGAATATTGCGGCTGCTTCTATATTGGCAAAAGTTCATCGTGATGATTATATTGAAGAATTATGTAATAATTATCCTGATTTGCAAAATAAATATCACACTGAATCAAATAAAGGTTATGGATCTAAAAATCACTTAAATGGTATTAGGGAACATGGTATATGTCAATTTCATAGAAAAACATTTGGCATTTGTAAAACTTCCAATGAAGTTATACTTGACCGTAACTCTTCAATCCAAACCAACTTGCTGACAAATAATTAGTGTCATCATATGTACCTGGTTTAGGTGATAAGTTAATTGTATTGACACCTGTAGACATAATTGATTCAATCTCACGTGTTCCAACAGCATAATTAAAATAACGCATATTAGAAAGATGACCATCAAAACCACCATTCATACCTGTATATAAATTACCATAATTTTGTTTTGGTACTCCTTTTAATACTTGACGTTTGGAAATAACACCATTAACATATACATCAATTACATTACCTTTACAACGAATAATAACACTAACCCATTTATTCATTGGGAAATCATCAACTTCTATTTTTTCCATTAATGCTTTATGTGTATTCATAAATATAACCATTTTATTTGTATTAGGGTGTAAATAAACACCAGGCGCATTATTTGGGAAATTTAAACCTTTACTACTTGGTAATTCTCTTAAAGCGTCAATTTCATCACTTTCATATTTATACTCTAATGTATGTTCACCATATTCTTTTCCTGTCATTATATTAGCTTCTCCTTTATGAAAGATATGTCTATATTGTCCTTTATTATATTCCATATCTTCTATGTTTATCCAAAAAGACCATGTAAATTCCATACCCCCACGTTCATTATCAGAACGTAAGACACTTACATTATCATCTTTTTTAGGGTCTTGCTCAAAATACATCATTTGTTTTGCATTAATTGTTCCATTAAATAAATATGGACTTCCATTTTCAGCAAAGAAATAACCTACAATATTAGCTCCAATTTGTAATACAATTATAAATACTATTATCACTAATAATGTAAAAGCAAAATTCATAATTAAACTATTTGAATCAGTGAAACTTTTAATTACACTATTTAAATTATTTGAACTTGATACTCCTGAATTCATTATATATATTTATATATAATAAATAGAAAAACTATTTGTTTTTATTTAAATAAATATTTTTTTATATTAAAATTCCTATAATTATTTATAAAAATTATATTGATAAATTAGCTTGTTCAACACCATTATTTGAAATACTTAATGAAGCACTCCAACTATTAAGTCCTGCAAATAAACTACTCATAGAGTTACCTGTATAACCACTAGTATAAACATTCCATGCGCGTTCAGGACTTGATTCTTCATCCCAGAATTGGAATCCAGCTGTACTTCCTGAAAAACCTCCATCAGGTGTTACAATAATGTTTTCACTTCTACTTAATCTTGGTACACCAGGTAATAAACAACTACGTGCTAATTTACCATCAACATATACATCAAGAGTTCTGTTATAAATACTCAACATAACATGTACCCATTTTTGTAATGGGATATTTGTTACTGTACAAGTATGTTTAACAGGACGTCTACCAGTATTTGAGTAAACTGACATATCAATATCTAAATTATTTTGTGTTGCTGCCAAAGTTACTAAAGGTGCTTGATTTCTCATTTCATCAGATCTCCCCATTACAATTTTCTTTTGACCGTACTTGTAATTCCAATCTTTAACGTATACCCACAATGAATATGTACAATTCATATTAGGAACTTCTGCTTTTGGTAAATCTTTTGCTAAAATAGTTTGTCTTAATTTACCGTCGGCAACTTCAGACAATCTACTTTCACCTGCTAAAGAAGAAGCAACTATGTATACAATTAATATAATAATTACAACAAATATTATGCTTTTGAATTCCATTATATATATAATTAAATAAATAAAATAAATTATTTAATTATAAATTAATTGAATAAATTCTTAACATTTTCAAATGTTAATTTATTAGATATATTATTGTCGTTATTTTTCATATTAAACGCTTTAATTATTCTTTGAATAGATACTCTAGATAAAGGTTTTGCAAAATATATTAATTCTTTAATATATCCATTTATATTTTTGTTTGAACCAATTATAAAACTATCCTCTTCTAAATATGGCGCTATATTTTTTGCTGTAGCTACTAAATCACCATTTATAATTACATCAAAATATCCTCCAAAATAATTAATAACTATATTATTCCATCTTTGTAAATGTATTTTATTACTTTCATAAATTATGTTTTCTTTATTTTTACCATCAGTCATAATAATTCTTATACGATTATTTTTTTCATGATATTGTATTTTAGGATTATTACCATATTTTAATATGTTACTATATCCTACTTCTTGACCGATTGGATTTAATTTAATCCATAAACTTAAACCATAATTATATTTAAATTTTTCATTAGAATGTAATTTAGTTTTCATTTCGCTATATGAACCAATAATTTTGCTATTATTTAACTTGTAATTATTTTTTTCTAAATAAATTCCTCGTGGTTGATATAAATCATAAAAATATGATGAAAATATTTGTTTTGTAAAAAAATAAACAAAAAATACAACTTCAAATATTATTAAATACTTTGCATAAGTAGGTAAAATTGAATATTCAGCTTTTAACCTATCAATAAAATTAGTATTATTTTTAATTGAACTCGCGAATGAAGCTAAATTACCAGCAGCTCCTTTAACTATATTCATTGAACCAATGAAAAATACACGAAATAAAAGTAATAATAATGGTATTGCCGCAATCACTATTCCTATGTATAATAATAATTTTGCATCATAATTATATAAATAATAACCTCCTACTACTAATACAAAAAATACTGCAAAACATAAAGAAAAGAATAACGTATTCATAATATCTTTTAAAGTAGATGATATTGATTTAAAAAAAACATATACTTGTAAAAATACTTGAATTATTAATGCATATATCCCAAATATTAACAAATAATCAATATATTTTAAATATTCAAAATCCTTAACATATTTCATTTTATAAATATCACGAATTACAAAAAAATATGTTAATATATATATACTTGTTAATACTACTGAATTTATTAAACCTTCGCTAGAAGATCCTATTTTTGTTGGTAAACTCATATAATAATTTAATATTTTATATTATTATATTAATTATAAATTCTCTGAAGCTGTTTTACGTCCATGACAATCTCTACATAATGCTTCTAAATTATTAACTTCATTTGTACCACCATATTCTAAACGTAATTTATGATCTACTTCAAACCACGCTGGTAATTTATTTTTACAATGTGCGCATGCCCAATTTTGCTGAGAAGCTACCCATTTTTTTTTTGTTTCACTTACACTTCTTTTTGTTGAATTTCTTCCTGAAGTTATTATTCTTTGTTGTCTTGGTGTTAATTGTTGTTGACCTTGCATTTGTCCATAGGGATTATAATTATTTTGTACATCACTTGATGTTCCTGAAAAATTTAATATTGGAGTTAACATATGTGAAGCATTTCTATCTATTGGTAAATATTTTACAAAGTTTGATGCTTGTGATAACATTGACTGTGTTTGATTTGGATCTTTTTTTATTATTAAATATAATGATAATCCTACAAAACCATACATTAACATTTGACCATATTTTTTATAACCCTTTAATTTATCTAATAATGCATTATCGTAATATACATTTAAAACAAAAAATACTGTAAATGCCACTATTAATAATTCTATTTTCATTTAATATATATAAATAACATTATTAAAAATATATATTATGTATTTTGAAATTATTCACGTATTTTATAACGATTTTCTTCATATATAAATTTTGGTGTAAAATCTGTTGATAATTTTGCTTTTCTTTTTTCCAAATCTGGTGATAATATTCTATTTGAATATTTAGCACCTCCCCAGTTTGGATCCATAGCATTAGGACTATGTTTTTTTTCTTTATAAGCATAAAATCTGGCGTCCAATGGTGTATATTCACCAACATATAAATTTTGTTTATCAAAACCTGAAAACATATTTTGATTATATATTTTTGATTCTCTATGTGCATCTAATAATTTTGTAACAGGGGGATTTTCTGGCTTTTGATTACCTGGAGTTTTTTTATATTTATACTCTTTTAATCCTTGAGAATTATAAGAATTTTGTACAAATAATACAGGACAATCTATATTTTTGCTTCTTTGATATTCCAATAATTCAACATATTCATCTAAACTTTCCATTACGTATGGATTTACTCCATCTTTTTCTGGTAATTGAGAATTAAATAAAAAATATTTATTTCCATCTTGAATTAATGTTGTTGGACATTTTTTAAACATTTCTTCATTCTCATCTAATCTTACATTAAATCCTTCTGTTAAATTTACTTCAACAGATGGTGTTTGTGTTCTTTGTATAAATAATATTCCTATGATTATAAATACTACTATTATTGCCATTAAAAACAATGAATCATCACAACCACATTTTTTTAACATTATCCTATATAATTAACTTTATAAAAAATAATATATTTACATATTCTATAAATAATAAATATGGCACGTTATATTTTAGTAGATCCTGAAAATAATAATTCTAATAATTATATGAGTTCGCCTTTTGAAGCAAATTCATCAAATGAAAATGATATCAATTTTATAAATAATAATTATAATAACGGTGTTCCATGCGCTATTACTATATTTCATCCTCAATGTGGTCATTGTCATAATATGCGTCCAAGTTGGGAAAATGCTGGTAACAATTTACAACGTAATTTTAATAAAAAAGTTATTATTGCTTTTGTTCATAAAGATTTTAGCAATCGTATGCCTATTCAACAAGAGAAAATACAAGGATTTCCTCATATTGTATTTGCTTCAAATAAAGGCGAAACAGAATATTCTGGTGAAAGAAGTGAAGAAGATTTTAAAAAATGGATTACTACAAATACAAACAAAATTTCTAATCATATTGATAAAAATTTGAATTTAATTAAAAAATTAAAAAAAACAACAAACAAAAAAACAAACAAAAGAAAAAGAAAAACACGTGGAAAAAAATCAAAATCTTTATCAAAAAAAACACGTTCAAAAACACACAAAAGAAATAAAAAACCTAAATTAAAAGTACGTTTTAAAAATAAAAATTAATTTTTTCATAATATAATATATATGTTATCAAAAAATGAAAGTTTAAAAAAACTAATAGATACTTGTAATTATGTAGAAAATTTCGGTTTATCTAAACATAGAGCACCTGTAGTTGAAAATTGTGATTTAAGTAATTTAACTAACAAAGATCTTTCTGATTTAGACTTAACAATGGTTAAATATCGTAACTGTGATTTTTCTAATACAGATTTTTCTAATTTAGACTTATCTGATTCTCGTTTTGGTGCAAAATGTATATTTAATAATACTAATTTTTATAAAACCGATTTACATGGTGCTAACTTTAGTAATGTTAATTTAAATAATGCTAAATTATATGGTGCAATTGTAGGAAAAACTTATCATGGTAATATTACTAATTTTACAAACCAAGGATTAAAAACTATAGATGATGAAGATTTATATAGCGATATTAAAGATGCTTTATCTACAACACGTAAAACTAATAAAAATGTTATTATTTCTAAAAATAAAGCAAATACTCCTTCTAATCCTAAAGTTCCAAATATACCAGCATTAGTATTAATTAAAAAAACTAATAATTCTAATAAAGCTAATTCTAATGTTGCAAGAAACATAGAAAAGTTATTATCAAATAACAATTCAAAAACTAGAAAATCTTCAAAATCAAATAATTCTTCTACTAAAAAAAAGAGAACACGTTGTCCTAAAGGTTCTCGTAAAAATCCTAAAACAAAAAGATGTAATAAAAAGAAAAATAAAATATAAAATTGAATTTTAATTTAATGATAATTTATTAAATTAAAATAATAATGACTATACACCAAATAAGATTATTAGATTTTAATATTTACAATAAATCTGTTGTAGAAAGTGGTTCAAGTGATTCTGATAATGAATATGATAGTAAATCTAAAACAACTGATACATTTGAAATACAGATGTTTGGTATTAATGAACAAGGAGAAACTTATTCATTATTTATTGAAGATTATGAACCGTTCTTTTATATTAAAGTTGGTAATAATTGGAATAATTCTACCAAAAATAAATTTGTTGGATTTATTCAAGGTAAAATTGGACCATATTTTTCACAACAAATTACAAGTAGTAAATTATTAAAAAGAAAAAAATTATATGGTTTTGATGGTGGTAAATATCATAACTTTATTGAATTTAAATTTAAAAATACTTCTGCAATGAATCGTGTTAAATATATGTATTACAAGAAAAATGAATATGGTGATAGTGTACTAACAACTGTAAAATTTAATAATTATTTTACTGAATTGTATGAAACACAAATACCGCCTTTACTACGTTTCTTTCATATTAATAATATAAGTCCTTCAGGTTGGATTCAAATTAACGAAGATCATGTTAATGATGTTGATGAATATACAACTACATGTGAATATGAATTTAGTGTTGAAATGAATATGATTACAGCATTAAATGATAAGGAAACTATTGTTCCTTATAAAATATGTAGTTTTGATATTGAAGCTAGTAGTAGCCATGGTGATTTTCCTATTCCTATTAAAAATTATAAAAAATTAGCAACAAATATTGTTGAATATTTTCAAGAATACAATATTGAAATGGATGATGAAAATATAAAATATGAACTTGAAGAAATTATATATAATGCTTTTCAAATAAGTGATTCACTTTCTGAATTAAATTGTATTGATGTTGTATATCCTAAAAAGAAAATAACAAAAAATTTAATTGAAAAATTATTTAGTACATGGTTACAGTTACCTATTAATAAATTAAAAAAAAAAGATACTAGTGATTTGAATTTTGATGATTATAGATATGATGAAGAAGATGATGATGATTGTGATGATAATAATAATAATAATAATAATAATAATTTTTGGGGGAAAAAAAAGAAAACAACAAATAAAGCTTTGGAAAAATACAAAATTATTGAATTATTACAAAGTGATATTGAATACGATGATAAAGTAAACTTATTTACAATGTCTATGAATATTTTTCCTCCACTTGAAGGTGACAAAGTAACTTTTATTGGTTCAACATTTCTCAATTATGGAAAAAAAGAACCTTATCTTAATCATTGCGTCGTACTTAATAGTTGTGATGATATTCCTGAAGTTAAAAATTGTGAAATAGAAACTTGTAATAGTGAAAAAGAATTATTAATTAAATGGCGTGATATAATAATTAAAGAAGATCCTGATATTATTATTGGTTATAATATATTTGGTTTTGATTATGACTTCTTATATCAACGTGCTAAAGAAAATAATTGTGTTAAAAAATTCTTGGAATTGTCTAGAAATAAGGGTGAAATTTGTGGAAAAGAAAATGATACAGGCAAAATAACAGGTATTGAACAAAATAAAATTGTAATTGCTAGTGGCGAACATGACTTAAAATTTATTAAAATGTCAGGACGTTTACAAATAGATCTTTATAATTATTTTCGTCGCGATTTTAATTTACCATCTTATAAATTGGATTATGTTTCAAGTCAATTTATTGGTGATGTTGTAAAAGAAATTAAATTTGAAAAAAATAAAACAATAATTGTTACAAAAAATATGATGGGTTTAGATATTGGTAGTTTTATTCACTTTGAAGAAACTAGCCATAGTAGTGAACTTTATAAGGATGGTGCAAAATTTAAAATTGCGGATATTGATCGTACTAATAAAACATTCACCATTGATTCTGTAGAAAAATTGGATATGAATAAAAACGTAAGATGGGGTTTAGCTAAGGATGATGTTACTCCACAAGATATATTTAGACTTACAAATGGTGATTCAAATGATCGTGCCATTGTAGCTAAATATTGTATTCAGGATTGTAACCTAATTCATCATTTGATGAATAAAATCGATGTTATTACTGGTTTTGTTGAAATGTCCAAAATTTGTAGTGTTCCTATTGACTTTCTTGTCATGCGTGGACAAGGTATTAAACTTACTAGTTTTATTGCAAAAAAATGTAGAGAAAAAGAAACATTAATGCCTGTTATTCAAAAAAAATTCAATGACACTGGTTATGAAGGTGCTATTGTTTTAGATCCTAAATGCGATTTATATTTGGATAATCCTGTTGCTTGTGTTGATTATGCTTCTCTATATCCATCCTCAATGATTAGTGAAAATTTATCACATGATAGTAAAGTTTGGACTAAAGAATATGATTTGAAAGGTAATATTATTAAAGAATATGGTGAAAAGGATGAAAATGATAATTTTATATATGATAACATAGATGGTTATGAATATGTTAATATTACATATGATGTTTATACTGATTTTAGAAAAACTCCTTCAAGTGCTGTTCAAAAAATAAAAACTGGTACCAAAGTATGTAGATGGGCTCAATTTCCTAATAATCAAAAAGCAATTATGCCTTCTATTTTAGAAGAATTACTAGCAGCAAGAAAAGCAACCAGAAAATTAATTCCACAACAACAAGATGATTTTATGAAAAATATATTAGATAAACGTCAACAAAGTTATAAGATAACAGCGAACTCATTATATGGTCAATGTGGTGCTAAAACTAGTACATTTTATGAAAAAGATGTTGCCGCATCAACTACAGCAACTGGTAGATTATTATTAACATATGCTAAACGTGTTGTTGAAGAAGTATATAAAGATAAAATTTTCGAATCTAAAAATTATGGAAAAGTAAAATCAAATGCTGAATACATATATGGTGATACAGATTCAGTTTTCTTTACATTTAATCTAGAAGATATTGAAACTGGTGAACCTATTCGAGGAAAAAAAGCTTTAGAAATTACTATTGAATTAGCCAAAGAAATGGGTGAAACTGCTTCTAAATTCTTAAAAAAACCTCATGATTTAGAATATGAAAAAACATTCATGCCATTTTGTTTACTTTCTAAAAAAAGATATGTTGGTATGCTTTATGAAGAAGACGTAAATAAATGTTATCAAAAAAGTATGGGTATTGTACTGAAAAGACGTGATAATGCTCCTATTGTTAAAGATATATATGGTGGTATTATTGACATTTTAATGAAAGAACAAAATATTGACAAAGCCATAGAATTTCTCAAAAAATCATTGCAAGATATGTTAGATGAAAAAATACCTATTGAAAAATTAATTATTACAAAATCTCTACGTTCTAATTATAAAAATCCCAAGCAAATTGCTCATAAAGTTTTAGCTGACAGAATTGCTAAGCGTGATCCTGGAAACAAACCATCGGCTGGTGATCGTATCCCTTTTGCATATATTAAAGTTAAAAATAAGAAAGCATTACAAGGAGATAAAGTGGAATTACCTTCGTATATTCAAGAAAAAAAATTACAATTAGATTATTCACATTACATAACTAATCAAATTATGAAACCAGTACAACAATTATTAGCTTTAGTACTTGAAAAAATACCTGAATTTAAAAACACTTTACGTAAAGATAAACTATTAACACAACAAAAAACATGGAAAAGTATGATAAAAATACAGGAAATGACCGAAGAACAATATGAAAAAAAAAATGAAGATTACAGAAATAAAGAAATTAAAACATTATTATTTGATAAATTTATACAACAAACATTAATTGAAAAAAATAATATTAAGTCATTCTTCATGCGTAAATAGATAAAATATATTCATTATATATTATGAATTATATAATAAATAATGATACATATATTCATGTTTGTAATTTTTTAAATTATCATGAAATTTCCAGATTTGACAAATCACGTAATACTTTTAATAAGTTTATGAGTGAACATAAATTATCAAAAAAAGTGATTTATGGTCTATATAATAATTATTATAAAAAATGTTTTTATTGTCCTAACGACCTTAGTAACAATTGTAATATAAATTTATGTAGTTGTTTCAATATACCTGAAAATAATACTTTTTCTTCATATCCGTATACATGTATTAATTGTACCTCTTATATTAATAGAGGTAATCAAATTAAAAAGATTTGTAAATTATGTGGTCAATATAGTATTCATTTAGGTATAAGTTTTTTATCTTTTTAATAAATATTAAATTTAATATATTTTTTTTGATTATTTATAGTATATGAAATATAATTATTCTAATCATATATTTTTATTTTTATTATTAAGTACAGTAATTGTATTATCTTTACTTAATTCTAAAAATGTTGTATCAGGATTTACGCAAAATAAAAATAATAAAATATCTGTAGTTGTTCCATGTATTCCACGCGATGTTAAACATTTAGATCGTTTAATGAATAGTATAAAAAATCAAACTTATAAACCACATGAAATTGTTATTGCCATGTCCGGACAAAGTGACATAGACAGTGAAAAATTGAAACAATTATTAATTAATAAACATCAATTACCCATTAAATTTAGTAATGTAAATATAAAACAATACGCAAGTGAAAATAGAAATCGAGGTGCTAAAAATTGTAGTGGTAATATAATTTCTTTTATGGATGCTGATGATGTAATGTATCCTGATAAATTATTATATGTTAATAAAACTTTCAATAATCATCATCCTAAAATTTTTATTCATGGATATTCTAAAGGTTATAATAAATTTCAAAAAAATGATATAAATCCTACTACATTTTTAGGTAGTCAATTATATGATATTGCTGAAAAACGAAGAACTCTTGGATTAGATACAAAAATGCATCATGGTCATACATCTATTGATTCAAGTGTAATTAATGATATAAAATTTCGTGAAGGTGAAAAATATAAACGAGGACAAGACTGCTGGTTTATTCGAGATGTACTTAAATATTATGGTAGAAATGATAATACAGCTGTTTTCATAGATATTCCATTATCACAATATGTACCAGCATTTAATCAAAAATAATTATAATTAGACTTAAAGATTTATAAATATGATCATTATAGTGAAATATGGATTATCAAACACAATACAAAAATATATTAGAAAACGTAAAAAAAAGCATAGAAAAAGGAAACAATATTATTATTTGCGGACCACCTTATTCAGGTAAAACATTTTTGAAAAATGAATTATCACATTTATTAGAAGATTATAATACATATTATGGTATTGATGATTATAATTTTCAAAAACAATCAAATGGACGTACTTTTGTATTATCAAAATTATGGATAGAAACTAATAACAAAGAGGATGTTATCAATATTATGGAAGATTACGAATTTTTTGAAACTAACATTACATATCCAACAGAGTAAAATGTTCAAATGTCTAATTATTTTTTTAATAATAATTTATTACTATTAAAAAAATAAATATTAATTAAATTTCAAAATCTGGTCTTACATAATAAAACTCATCACAGAATGTTGCTATCATATTTCTTATTTTTTCTCTATCATCATTATTTAAAGCACCAAAATCTGCTAGACAAAAGAATTTTGGTTTAGAAGTTTTAATAACATCCATTTCTTTTATACCGTCTTTCAATAATTTATCTAATTTTATAAATGGTAATTCTCCTGTTTCATCTCTAAATTCTGTATCATTATTTTTATAAGCGAAATATTGTAATGGAAAATGTTGTTGTTGACAAGGGCATTTTAAATTAACATTTTCACATTCATCACAACCTGTACCAATACGTTTTTTAATTCCACGAACCCAATTAATATATTCAGGATATCTTTCATGAAATTTTTGTGTTTGTGACTTTTTCATTGGTATTGGTATATGTGGATACCACCATTCTGGAAAAGGAGGTAACTCAAATGATACTTTTGGTGTTTTTCCTGCTATTTTCATATCTTTTACATCAACAGTTTTTTTTGGAACTTTTAATTTACCTTCCGGACTAAAAAATTCAGTATAATGTAATGATCTTCCTACAAATACATCATCATTAAAATAAATAAAATGTTCACTTAATCCAGGTATTTTATGTAAATAAGTTTCTAATGCGTTCGAATTAGTATTAGGTGTATCTGTTTTAAATAATTCATCATGTTCAATAAATGTTATTTTTTTATTATTTTTCATCCACGAAGGCATTTTCTTAGGTGAATTCATAAATATATATATATGATTTACCCACGGCATATGCATATTAACTGATCGTAAACTATATTTTAATTCATTATGGTCTGCTTGTCTTGTATCTGTCGAATCTTTTTTCTCTCCAGCCCACGTATAAACAATATCTATTGGGAATGGTGGTAGTTGATTTGTAAAACCTTCATTATATCTATTTTTTTTATTTATTAAATAAAATAAGAGAGAAAGTAATACCACACATACTAATATTGTGAAATTCGATGATACTAAATCTAAAAGCCATTTAAAACTCTTTTCGTAGAATTGTTTTTTACTTAACATTTTACTATATTTATCTATTAAACCGGAAAACGTCTTCATTGTACTTTTCATTATAATTATTATTATAATGAAAGGAGAAAATATATTTTATAAATTTTTAAAGGTTATTTTGCTTACTTTTTCTAGTTTTTCTATTTTTTTTTCCACCATTTAAATTTTTTCGTGTTTGTCTTTTTACATGATATTTCAATGAATTTAATATACGTTCTGTTATATCATTTTTATGAATATTACAATCATTAACATCATAATTATTACAATAAGTATTATCATTATATCTTTCCTCATAATTACACACTAATCCTAACGGTATATAATATTGATTTTCTGTGTCAAATAATTCTGATATATCATAACCTGCACCTGTTATATCTTTTTTATTATCATATTCAATTAATACTTTTTCCATATATAGTTTTATAATAATAAAAATTTAAAAACTATATTTATTTAATTGTAAAATCTTTTTATTGTTTGTTTTTCTTCAACCTGTCTAGAATTTTTTATATGTTCTATAATTTTTTCAACACTAGCTTTATTATCTATTATTTCTAATAAACATTTTTCAATAAATCTATATGTTAATGATGTTGATGATTTTGTTTCACTAAATGCTAATCTACCATCAGATATATTTACACTTATATTTTTCATATTTTTATTTTCTATTATTTTGTAAATATCATCTTCTGTTTCCTTCTTTTCGTCGCGTAATTTCTTCAATATATCATTTATTTCGCGATTTTTATTATCTAAAATTACCCATCTTTTTATTTTATCTTCTAGATTAGCCATAAAATAGTATCTTATATTATTTTTTATTTTTTAAAGCAAATTTTTGAAATTTATCTATCATTTTTCTCAAATTTTTATTTTCTTTATTCAAGTGTATATTCTCCTTTAAAAAATGATCTATTGAATATAACGGATCAATAAAATAATTTCTCCTATTTTTGTATAATTCATAATATTTTTCTTCATCCAAATCTAAATAATCATAAAAACAATAAAATACTAGTTCTGGTTCTATTATAAACGGATTTAAATTATTTTGATGTTTATATGCTAATATGTTTTTTAAATACTCCTCATTTGTAACAGGATCTTCCAAATTCCATTTTACTAAATCTTCAATGTCTATTATATTCTTTAATTGTTCAATATAATCATATCTAATTGCAAAATATGATAATGAACGCGCAATTTTTCCACGTGAATATATAGATGGTATAAATGTTTTTTGTTTACGATTTACCATCATTAAATATCCTTGTTTTCTAAAAATATCTTGGCTATCTATTACTTCATTACCATCTGTATTTAATACAATAGATGATTTATGATTTATATCTTCATCTAATAAATTTTCATTTCCTACATATTTAAAATTTGATCTACATGTATTTAAACGTGTATTACATAAATACAAATTATGTAAATCACATTTCATATAACGTTTTCGTTCATCTTCTTTAAATTGATATTGTGGAAATATATGTTCTAAATTCATATTACCTTTATTATCACCATATATATCGATTTCATTTATTTCATTGTGTAGTATTTTTTTTACATTTTCATAACTAATATATGTGTGATTCGTTTCCATTTGTTCACGAAGTAATTTTCTCAATTGGCAAGGCTTAAATGTTTTCATTAGTGAATAATTTAAAAATCCATTTGCGAATGATAAAGATGTTAAAAATAACGAAGAAATAAAAATCATATATATCTTTTTAGAATATATATATGATCAAAAAAATTACTTACCGTCTACAATGACTTCTTTTGCTATATTTTTTATTACCTTTTTGATGTTATTTTGTCTTGAATTATCATCTAATCCACCCAAACAATTTTGAACTAAATCTAAAAATATTTTATTATCCGGATGATTTTGATCTTGATGATGTGGATGTTCATTTTGCCATCTTTCTAATTGTCTAAAATTATCATCTTTAATTTTTCCTATTGCATCTTTTACCATAGAATTTTGTTTATCATCTTTTTTCCATTCTTGTTCATTTTTAATATATAATGTTTCACGTTTAGCATCACTACAATGAATAGGGCGTTTATTAAATTCTAATTCATTTAATCCCTTTATGAATATATTACTAACACCTTCTACAAATCCTTTTTCACCTGTTAAAGTTAAATCGTTTATTTGTAATTTTAAATTATCTACAAAATCCATTAATGATAAAGCATCTTTACAGTGTTCATTTAAATAAATATTTAAATTATAGTTATTATTATTTGTTGTATTTCCTGTATTTGGTAATAATTCTATTAGTTGTTCTTGCTGCTCAACTAATTTACTTTGTAATTCTGCATTTTTATCCATTACTTCAATAAACATTTTTTTATAATCAGTATCAGTAATTTCATCATTTATTACATCATGTTTCATAACATCTTTTTGATTACTATTACTTTTTTTTGGAATTACAGTGCATTTTTTTCTATGTACTGACAGGCTCTGTCTATGTTTGTATTCTTTATTACAAAATTCACAAATGAACTTAGATGTGGCGTTTTTTTCTGGTAAATTGTCAACATTTGTCAACATTTTATGTTTACGTGTGGATAAATGCCTATTAAAATCACTTAATTTACAGCATGTAAAGTTACATTTCTCACAATAATAATCATCGGCGTTTTTCGGCGTTTTTTTTTGGGACATTTGTCAATATATAATGTTGACATAAAAAACGCCTAAATAATACGAAGTTAATTTTTGGAAAAATAAGTTGGTGTCATTGTATTTTTAACAATTTTAATATAAACCATAATGGTATAACTCAAATTTGCCCGATTTTTCGGATTTTAAAAAAAACTTTTTTTCAGAAATATACAATAAAAATCATTGTTCTTTTTAATATTTTTTATTTT